AAGACTGGTGATCCACAATCCGCTCCTGCTCCCGCACCTGCTCCAAAGGTAGAAGCTAAGGTAGAAAAGGTAGAAGACGACGATCTACCATTTGAGCCAGACGAGCCCAAAGCGGCAGCCGATGCTGCTAAAGGTGGAGCTGATGCTAATGACATTTTAGCAATGATCCGTAACAGACAAAAGTCTGAAGATTAATATATTGGCGCCCCGTTAGTTAAATGGTATAACAGTAGATTTGTAATCTTCCGTTACTAGTTCGATTCTAGTACGGGGCTCCACCTCACCCTTTAAGGAATTTAATGGCAAAGGCTTTTGACCCATCAAAGTTTCGCAAAGAACTGACTAAATCTATCTCAGGTATGAGTACAGGATTTAATGATCCTACTGATTGGGTTAGTACAGGAAACTACGCACTAAATTATTTGATATCCGGCGACTTCTATAAAGGAATACCTCTAGGTAAAGTGAGCGTATTTGCAGGAGAGTCAGGCGCTGGTAAAAGTTATATTTGTGCTGGCAATATTGTAAAAGCCGCACAGGAACAAGATATCTTCGTTGTGCTAGTAGATAGTGAGAACGCACTAGACGAAGAATGGCTACGCAATCTAAATGTAGATACATCCGAAAGCAAACTGCTAAAACTCAATATGAGTATGATTGATGATGTAGCTAAAACAATCTCTGTCTTTATGGATGACTTCAAAAAGCTAGACGGAGAAGACAAACCCAAAGTATTATTTGTTATTGACTCACTAGGTATGTTGCTAACTCCAACAGATGTTGATCAGTTTGGCAAAGGCGATCTAAAAGGTGATATGGGTAGGAAACCTAAAGCACTAACAGCCCTAGTAAGAAATTGTGTCAATATGTTTGGTAGCCATAACGTAGGACTTGTAGCAACTAATCATACATATGCATCTCAGGATATGTTTGATCCGGATGATAAAATTTCAGGCGGACAAGGATTTATTTACGCCTCTTCTATTGTAGTAGCGATGAAAAAGCTAAAGCTAAAAGAAGATGAGGATGGAAATAAAACCTCAAATGTAAATGGCATTCGTGCTGCTTGTAAAGTTATGAAAACACGATATGCTAAACCGTTTGAAGGAGTACAAGTTAAGATTCCGTATGAGACAGGAATGGATCCGTATAGTGGATTAGTGGATCTATTTGAGAAGAAAGGATTGCTTGTAAAGGATGGCAACAGACTACGTTACACAGACTCTGCAGGAGTAGAGCATAAAGAGTATCGCAAGGCATGGACTGGTGAGCGACTAGACATGATTATAAATGATCTACCCAATCGTCCTCTTGAGCTAAATATACCATATGTTGAAACTCAAGAGGAGATAACACAAGATGAATGAACAGCTCATTGTTGATACATGGACTTTATTCAAAGATCATTTAGATAAAAAGAATCTACCTGCTGTAGCAGAACAGTTTGTTGAACTATGTGCTGACTACGGGGTAGATGATCCAACGTTAAAAACTGTATTAGGCAACTGTCCTTATTTGGATCACGCAATTGCTTACTACTTGGACGAACCTGACCTCGAATACGATGAGTAAATATGGCAGGATGGTACTCTAGTGTTACTAGAGACGTAAACTCTATACCTAATGCTATTCAACACTTTGAATCAGAACTAGCACAAGCTCGTATGGAGTGTAAGCTGAGAGGCTCACTTGAAAAAGCTAGTTCTGAACTTCCAGGTATAGTTGAGCATAGGTTCAATCAGTTACAAGAGATTGAGGCTATTCTCAACTACCTAAACATAGAACTTCGCAAACTAAGATCCTCATTCTTTAAAAAATATTTAGAAAATTATCAGCGAGCACTGTCTAGTAGAGATGTAGAAAAATATGTAGATGGTGAACCTGATGTTGTTGATTTTGAACATATCATAAATGAGTTTGCACTGCTTCGTAATAAATGGCTAGGCGTTATGAAAGGCTTAGATCAGAAGCAATGGCAAATTACTAACATTACTAAACTAAGAGTAGCAGGTATGGAGGACGCAACATTATGATTTACGAATTTCATAGACAGCATCGAGGCAACGCAGGAGACTTTTACTGTAACCCTAGCAGATACTTTGCAGATTTTTCTGCCAAGACTTGTCCTATTCAACTTCAAGATAATCCAAGATATCAAGTAACTGATGCCGAGGGTAAGATTGTTGTTATAGGAGGAGGTGGTTTGATACATCCAACGTTCACAGAGAATATTGAATTTATTGTAAAACAGCAACCCGCAAAACTCGTAGTCTGGGGTATTGGAACCAATTATGATGTAAATAAGGACAGAGGATATCCTGAATGGCTTGGCAATGCTGATATGATTGGTTTGCGAGATGCTAACAATATAGGCATTGGCGAATATGTTCCGTGTGTAACTTGTATGCATCCAGCATTTGATAATCCTTATGAAATAAAGCATGACAAAGTATATTATCTACACGCAAGAAAAGAAAAGCCAGATGTAGATGCACCTGTACTAACTAACAAGGCAAAAGACATATATAATATTATTCGCTTTTTAGCTTCAGGCGAAACTGTAGTAACTACTAGCTATCACGGAGCCTATTGGGCTATGCTACTTGGCAGGAATGTTCAAGTAGTGCCGTGGAGCACAAAGTTCAAAACTTTTAAATATACGCCTGTAATGTTAGAGTCAATCAATGATGTGTCCAATGACACTATGTATATCCATCCTACATACTTGGAAGAATGTAGAGATCTAAACAAACGGTTTTATGAGAGATTTAAAAATTTATGTGGGCTATGATCCAAGAGAGGACTTAGCATATGAAGTATGTCGCCATAGCATTCTAACACGAACACCTGGCGCTACTGTATATCCAATTAAGAAAACAATGTTAGAGAAGTCAGGCTGGTACTGGCGTCCAATAGATAGATTATCATCTACTGAATTTACATTTACTAGATTTCTAGTACCTGCGCTAACACACTACAGAGGGTGGGCATTGTTTATTGATTGTGATACGCTATTACAAACTGACTTGAACGAACTGTTTGATTTAGCTGACGACAAGTATGCTGTAATGGTAGTGAAGCACGACTACACACCACTCAGCCAAACTAAAATGGATGGCAGACTACAAACTGTATATCCACGCAAAAACTGGTCCTCGGTAATGTTGTTCAACTGTGAGCATCCTTCTAATAAAGTTTTGACTAAGGAACTTATTAGTGACCCATCTAAAGATGGTGGATACTTCCATCGTTTCAATTGGCTGCAGGATGATGAGATAGGCGAACTGCATCACGAATGGAACTGGCTTGTAGGGCACTACTACAAACACGATGGATCACCAAAGCTAATACACTATACAGAAGGCGGGCCTTGGTTCAAAAACTATTTTATGCAGGACTTATCAGATGTTTGGAAGGATGAGTATCAACAACTAATGGAGAGAGAATTTACCATCAAGGACACTGTTGATAAATGAAAACCACTGTTTGTGCCTTCATCAACTCAATACCTCCATCTGCCCGTAGAAGTCACAAAGCAGACTTACTCATAAATTTTATCAAAGGAGTCAATGCTAATAAAGACTCTGGCAAAATTTATGACTCTAGATATAATCGCCCCGTCCCAGTTGATGTTGCTGTATTACAAGGCTGGGTGCATGAGAATTCCTCAAGAACTCCTCATCTAAATTTTCGTCGTAGTATTATAAAACGACAACAAGACGATAATAAAAATCTTATTGTTATTGATAGTAACCTGTTTGGTTACAATGTAGATAAGTTACACCCTATGATGTATCATCGTTTTAGCATGGGCGGAGTATTTCCAACTACTGCTAACTATTTTGATACTATTGTAGATGAGACACGCTGGGATAAGATATCCACAGATTTAGATATAAAAGTAAAGCCATGGCGTAAGTTAGGAAGTTACATCTTACTATGTTGCCAACGCAACGAAGGTTGGAGTATGAAAGGACTGTCTGTTGTAGATTGGATTCATCAAACAGTTCAAGAGATCCGCAAGCATACAGACAGAGGCATACTTGTAAGAGCTCATCCAGGAGACAAACACGCTCATAGATATTTGCGAGAGACAAAGCATAAAATATCTAACAACAAAAGTATCAAAAAGGATTTTGAAAAAGCATGGGCTACAATAACATACAATTCTAGTCCAGGTGTAGCCAGTGCTATTGAAGGAGTACCTCTGTATGTTACAGATCCAATTCCACAGACTAGCCAAGCATTTGCTGTAGCCAATACAGATTTATCTACTATTGAGTCTCCACAAACATTTGATAGAACAGATTGGCTACAGCGATTAGCTATGTGTCATTGGAAAATGGAAGAGCTACGCAATGGCGATGCTTGGCGACATATGAAACAATTTATCTCCGATAAAGAGCCTTATGTAACCTTAGGGAAGAAGTAAAGTCTTTATCTTTGTGCTTTGCTTTTAAATGCCATAGTTTTCCTTGCATTTGATTATTGAATGGGCTTAGTATCTTATCTGGCTTTGGAGATAATTCTCTATAGCTAAAGTCATCTACAAACTCTCTACACTCACGAATAACTCTACCAAACGAATCTCCATCAAAAGGCTTATACATATTTGAAAAGTCTCGACGATGATAGATGCTGCGATACTTTGCATAGAACATAGGCTTGTATCTATGCTCTCGATTGATTATAAAGAATCCTGTCTCTACAGAATAGTAACCTTGCTGGGGAACTCCAAAGTGAGCAGATATATTATCTGAACTATCATCCCCTATCAAAGAGTGTAACCAAAGGGGTGTAATGTAACCTTCTGAGATTACATCAGCATCTACCCATACTAGATAACCAGTAGAAGGCTTGAGATGTTCTATAATAGGAAATGCCTTTTTAGAAAATATAGTAGCTCGGCTGTTAGTATGTGTTGCTTTTTGGAATTTATGAAAAGCAGATCCTAAATTATTCACATCCTTGATTGTAATTCTAGGATCAGTTATAGGCAAAGTGTCTTCTGTATAAACAGTAAGAGTAAAGCCAGTCCAATACTTCAGCCAAGTTTGAATCATATAAGTCCCAACCTTGTTGTAATAGTCGAGACTCATACTTGTTACAACATCAAAACTTCCAGTATTTTTCTCCACGCTTCACCATAAGATCTCTTTTATTGCTTTTACCTGTTTGTTTTCTGTCACCCTTTAGATGATCTAACCAAGTACCTAACACACCATTGATGAGAGGATGTCCTCCCCCACCAGTCTTTACAGCCACGCTATACATACCAGCACTGTAATCTAACACATCTGGATACATACGCATAAATTTTTCTAAGCAGGAGCCAAACACATAACTATCGTGCCATTCATCTAATTTGAATATCCCGTCCTCAGCATTCTCATATTGATATTCAAGATTAGCTACAAACTGTCGTGCTTTAGCGGATTTGCAATCAATCCCATAAAAGCCACACTCAGGCCATGTCTGAGATCCTTTGCCTCTGCCTACATATGTTAGCCATACATCAGAAGGGAACAGAGATGCATATTGTTCATAGTTCCAGTGACTATGCACAACCATGTCAGCATCAATCCATACAACCCAACCTTTGCCAGTATTTCTTTCACAAGCATCAAATACCGCATATACCTTGTTTGCAAATCGCATCGCATCCCATTTGAATTTTTTATCATAGTCCCTAGGACGCTTGTGCGGGAAAGGACACTCGCCATTAGCCTTAGGAACCTTGCCCCATTTCTTTTTGAACTTCATCAACTTTGGTAATGCTTCCCGTTGATTCAATATTAGAATCTTGCTAGGTGCGGGATTGATTGGATCACAATCCTCAGCATACACTAGCAACTTCATATTATCATCTGTATTTTGTGCCCATGTGTCTAAGAACTTTTGAGCATAGAGATCTAAACCCTCTTTGTTGAAAGTTGTTACCGCAAGAATGTCTGTCATCAGTTTCTCCTGTATATATAGTATATATAAGTATTTAATATGAAATCATTTAATTTGCACACAAATAATGGAGCACTCAACTCCAAATCTGTATTCGCTGCCTTCGAGGCTGGAGCTAAACGATTAGGCTACACTGTTTACCATAACTCCGACAAAGGAGATGTAGATGTCATATGGGGCGTCCTCTGGCATGGTAGAATGTTGAAGAACAAAGAGATATGGCACAGAGCAGCTCGCAATCGTACACCTGTCATAGTATTAGAAGTAGGTGCTATAGAACGCAATGTCACATGGAAAATGGGAGTAGGCGGAGTCAATAACTCAGCTTACTTTGGACCTCGAGCAAACGACAGCAAGCGAGCTGACAAGCTAGGACTAAAGCTAGATCCATGGAAACAAAACACAAATGGTTCTATACTCATAGCTTGTCAAAACAATAAGTCAGCACAATGGCACGACGAGCAACATCAAGAGCGATGGCTGATGGATACACTAGCTACAATAAGAAAACATACTGATAGAAATATTATTGTAAGGCAGCATCCACGATGCCCAATGCGTCTGAGAAACCTACCTGCCAACACTATTCTACAAATACCTAAAAAGATTCCTAACACATATGATGACTATGACTTTACTGTTGAGAAGGCATACGCCGTAGTCAATTGGAGTTCCAACCCAGGCATCATAGCAGCAATGAAAGGAATACCACTCTTTACTTCCTTTTCGAGCCTAGCGTGGAGCGTGGGTAATCTGGATGTAAATAATATAAACAATCCAGACACACCTGACAGACGACAATGGCTGAATGATTTTGCATATACCGAATGGACTACGAAAGAAATATCTACGGGTAAGCCACTAAAACGATTGACAAATATTTTATAACCTGTTATAATGAAAGTATAGGTAGAATTTATGATGACATTTGGACTAGAGGATGTAGATTCTCACGAACCACAGGACCCAGTGACTATTGAAGATTATTTAGATATTATATCAGCTAATAAAAAAATTCTAACAGATCCTGATCAAAAGTTATTCTATAGCTTACACAGACAATCTATGAAGGGTATGGGTTTGACTGAACGGCAGCACGAACTGCTAAAACTCAAACTACTTGAATACTCTGAGTGGCTCGAGGCACGCTATCCTGACTTTAGAGAAGACTTGGATCATCTGCGTCACCCATATCGTATTATTGATAGAACAAGAACTATCAAAGTAATAGAGCGAGAAGTGCCAGTGTTTGGGGGACTCATCAAAGCTCAGATGATGGCTATACGCTTTCCATTTTCTAATAAAATGATAAAGCATATTGATTTTATCAAGTCTGTACAAGATAAAAAAATGTACGACAATAAAACAAAGACGCACTTCGTCAAACTAAACGAACGCAACGCATTAGATATTATCACACACTTCAAAGATTTAGAATTTGATATTGAGCCTCAGCTATTAGAGTATTATGATGAGGTATGTCAAATACAATCTAACAGTGATACTCATTGCCCTGGTGTATATGATTATCAGTTACGCAATGTTCATCCACGAGTGGTTGAATACGCACATGAAAAGTTTGGCGAACCAGGACCGCACAACTTACATTTATATCGAGATGCTGCAGGTATATTAGGACTGTCTCATTTTGATTTGAAAGCTAGTAGAGAAAACGATGCGAAGCTAACACAAGTCAGCCAAAATATATTATTGAGAACTACTAATCTTTGCTTTGCTTCATCTAAAATATATGGACTAGATCAAATTTTTGAAAGCATACACGAGCTAGATAGATATCCATTACTCATATCTATGCCAGTATTATCTCGACACGAGTCTGTTTCATTCTATCAAGCTAATGGAATTGATCATGTCTTAGGTCCTGGCGAGTCAGTTCCTGATATTGTTATCCTAGCCAAGCTACATACATATTTAGAATCATATGTAAAAAATTCTGAGATGGCAGTTTTGTATCGCAAGGATAAGAGATCAATAGATGATTGTGAATTTAATAACTATGTCACTAGACACGAACTAAATAATTTACCAACCAAGGACACTAAAGTTATCTTTTTACATCAGCAAAAGAGAATACCTAAGCCACTGCTTGAATCTAGTTGGAGGCCTAGAACTGTATTGATGCTACGAGCTTCTATCTCTACTAATAGAACTATTACTGTTTTTAGAGAATCAGCAGACTTAAACTTAACGTACTCAGATGAATTTTTCACAGGACATCATTACTTTACAATATGAAACCATGTAAACTTGTAATACAAGACGAAGTCAATATCAAGTTAGAAGGCTTGCCAGTAGATGTAAGACGCAAAATAGCAAACGCTCTAAAGTTTGAAGTTCCATATGCTAGGCATACGCCACACTACAAGCTAGGGCGTTGGGATGGCAAAGTTCCTTTCTTCAACATAGGAGGAACAGGATATGTCAATCATCTAGGCACTGTGGTAGAGATCCTATCTAAACACAACTACACTATCTCAGATATTGATGATAGACGGCAGACAATAGACTTACAGTTTCCAACTATTACAGAGAACTATTGGGCGAACCAAGGAGTATGCTGGCCCAAAGGACATCCTGCTGAGGGTGAAAAAATACTACTACGTGACTACCAGGTAGAAGCGATAAATAATTTTTTAGCTAACCCGCAGTCACTGCAGGAAATAGCTACGGGCGCAGGTAAAACTATTACCACAGCCACACTCTCACACATAGCAGAACAACATGGACGAACACTTGTCATTGTACCAAACAAATCTCTTGTGCAGCAGACTGAAGAAGATTACAGAAACTGCGGGCTGGACGTCGGCGTATACTTTGGTGATCGAAAAGACCTTGCCAAAAAACATACCATATGCACTTGGCAGAGTCTTAACATCCTTGGAAAGAAAAGCAAAGACGCAGAAGTAGAAATAACTCTCGCAGAGTTTTTACAAGGTGTACAAACTATTATTGTAGACGAAGTGCACCAAGCAAAAGCTGATGTTCTAAAGGCACTACTAACACAAAGCCTAAAGAACGCTGCCATACGATGGGGACTAACTGGTACTATACCAAAAGAAAAATTTGAATTTGAAGCACTCCACGCTGCCATAGGTCCTGTAATTGGATCTATTAGTGCTAAGGAGCTACAGGACAAAGGAGTGCTATCACAGTGTCACGTGAACATTCAACAACTAATAGACATTGTTGAGCATCGTGACTATCAAAGCGAACTCAAATACCTTGTTACTAACGACAAGAGAGTTGAGTATCTGGCTAGCCAGATCATCAATATTAGACAATCAGGTAACACACTCATTCTAGTGGATCGTGTATCCGCAGGTAAAAAGCTACAAGAGCTTGTGCCAGACTCAGTGTTTATCAGTGGCGAAGTAAAAGTAAAAGATCGAAAAGAGACATATGACGAAGTCCAGGATGCGAGCGACATGGTTATTATTGCTACATATGGTGTAGCAGCAGTAGGCATCAACATCCCAAGAATATTCAATCTGGTTCTTATAGAGCCAGGCAAATCATTTGTTCGTGTGATTCAGTCTATTGGTAGAGGAATCCGCAAAGCAAAGGACAAGGACTTTGTACAAATATGGGACTTCACATCTACTTGTAAATTTGCCAAGCGTCATTTAACTGAACGTAAAAAGTTTTATAAACAAGCCCAATACCCATTTACACTACAAAAGGTTGACTGGACATGAAAATTCTAACACTTGAAAATAAATCATTTGACTTGAACAACTTACCTGAGGAGATTGATGAGGACTTTAGGTTTTCTATTTTAGATAACTCAACTCCGTCAGATCCTGACTTTTATTTTGTGCCTCTTATCTTTTTAGAATCATTTAGCAACTCCGCTATCGTTCTAGAGATCAATGGACACGAAGTAATGATGCCTATTGATTTCCATATTGCTGTAGGTGATAGCCGCACAGGCAAGGACTTAGAAGTCCTGCCACTTACAAGTTTGAATGATAGAGGCTTTGAGGCATTCTTATTCAATCCTCTAAAGAGCTACAAAGCAGACTATGGCGAAATCAAAGTAACTAACTTTTACAATGACATCAAATGGTACTTCCCTAAGATAAAGTCAGGGCAGTACTATCGGTGCCACTAACAGACGATGAGAATCCATTGTGTGCTTTCTTCATCAAGGATGTAAATCGTCAAACAGAAATTATTGACTTCTGCAATCTTATATAGTATTATGGCAAAGCTACCAGTTAAAGATGTTCTTGCTGCTGTAGATATAGGAGCAAAGAATGTATGGGACGAGCTGAGTGATGAGGAGAAAAAGTCTGTATCATTTTGGCTATTAAATAGATATGCTTCTAGTGTAAAAGGTTCAGACGCTGAGATAGCAGTATTGAAGACTAACGAGTTCTTCAATAAACATTATATGATTATGTCAAAGCATCCTAAACTACAATGGCAACTACTCTGTCTGTCAGCAGACTACGGAAAGATTAAATACCATGAGTGGATTGGATTGAAGTCTGGCAAGGATAAACTAGATGCACAAAACAGCAAGTTTCTATCTGTTCTTGAAAAGGCATACCCAAATCAAAAAATGGACGAGCTACTCATATTAGCAAAAATGGCAACTAAAGAAGATATACAGGAACTAGCAGACAATCATGGCATCGACATCAAACTCTAGATTCAAATGCGAATACTGTAAGAAAAGTTTTTCTAAAGAGAGTACAATACTCGTTCACGTTTGCGAAAAGAAACGACGAGCGCAGCAACGTGACGAGAAAAGAGTACAAACAGGATTTTACGCATTCAATTTATTCTATAGGAAAGGCACAGGCTTCAAACGTGACAAGACGTATGAGGAGTTCTGTAACTCTCCTTACTACAATGCCTTTGTAAAGTTTGGTTCATTCGTTACTAACGTCCGCCCTCTGTATCCAGAGAAATATATTGAATACATCGTAATGAGCGGAGTAAAGATTGACAAATGGTGTGATGAGGCATTATACGAAAAATATGCTGTGGATCTTATAAAGAAGGAAGATGTACATACAGCATTAGAGCGTAGCATACAAACAATGACAGAGTGGGCAACTGAGAATCCACCAGCACAATGGAATCATTATTTTAGATTAGTAAATCTAAACAGAGCAGTATATCATATCAAAGATGGAAAGCTATCACCATGGCTACTACTAAACTCTGTACAGGCACAGGATATGATGGGACGATTCAACGAGGAGCAACTTGGACTGATCTATCATATATTAGATCCAGATCATTGGGGTAAAAAGTTTTCACAATCATCTAGGGATGTTATTTTAGCAAAAGAGGTGATAAAGGAAAGCAAATTATGAGAAAAGGATATCGTACTACACATCTACATTTTCCAGCAGGAGGTGGTGGTAGGATGCTCCTATCTTTAATATCAAGTATGTATTATAAACATCCTTTATATAAGATAGGTATGGCTGGCGAGGCACATGATATGCATCACAGTACCAATCTTGACTTTCGTAAAACTGATAATACGATACCAAAAAAGCCAGAAGATGATTTCTATTGGTGGCATCATATAGATTGGGCTGTCGATCACGAACTTATTAAGAACTGTAATTACGTTAGGATGGTAGTGACTGACAAAGACACTGAGCAGATAGCTTACCTAAGAATAATAAAAAATTTTATAGGAGATTCTTTAACTTACTATCATGAACAACAAGAACCAATTAGTTTAACACTTCGAGAGAAAACAGTTTTCTTATCTTCAGACCCAACAGATATATTACATTGGTATGACGTAGATGAGATTTACAAATCGTTTATCAAGATTGGTAGAAAAGTCAGCAAACATCTATCGGGGCATTCGCCAAAGATAAGAACTATGAGTAGGCAAGATGTATGGGATTTATCTCACAGTTACAAAGAACCTTTGCCGCTAAATATCTGGCGACTTGAAAAATACTGGCATCAGTATCGAGCTTGGAGAATTATATTAGCACATAGTAAAAATATTCCTTTAGGAATAAAAGAGATGATAAAGGATCACTTAGTTCATACAAATGAAGATTTAAAATCAACTAAAGATGGAATGCTAAAATATTTTTCTGAAACTACTTTTGATCCTGTATTGCATTCTACTAACAATACATTGCCTATACATTTTAGAAACATAATGACTAAACCACATTATACTATTAAAACTTTGGAGAATTTTTATAACAAAAAATTACCTCCTGCATCTAAAAATTTTTACCTTCATTATCTTAAATATAATGAAGAGTTTGCAAAATTATTTTTCCCATCATTAAATTGGGGGACAGGTTACATAGATGACGCCGTATAAAACTACACATTTAGATTTTCCCGGAGGGGGTGGTGGTAGAATGCTCTTATTTTTAATATCAAGCATGTACCAAGAAAGTCCAGAATATACCATTGGTTATCTAGGCGATGCTCATCAAATGGATCATTATAATATACATTATTGTTTTGATCCAGAAGATCCTTTCCAGCCAATAAATCAAGTTGAGTGGAGATCTCAAATTGATAAATCGCCTGACTATAAATTTTATTATTGGCATAATATTGGACAACAGTCCAAACTTTATTTCCAAAATCAAACTGAAGGGAAATATCTTCAAAACTGTAACTACATTAAGATGCTCGTTACTGAGGATGATTTTGCTCAAATAAATTTCTTACGAATTATAAAAAATGAATTGGGTGATGGAATGGATTATGTTCGAAAAAGATCTAAGGCGTCACTCAAAATACCATATGAGATTATTCAACTAGGCGATAAACCTAATGAGATTATGAGATATTATGATATCAAAAAAATGTATAAAACATTTATTAAGATAGGTAAAAGAGTATGTAACTACCTTGAAAGAAGATATCCTATTTTAAAATATATAGATAGGCAAGATATTTTAGATCAATATTCTTCAACCTTACCAAAAAATGATGTATATAGATTTAAGAGACGATACACAACATATCGTGCTTGGCGTATGATATTATCAGAAGAAACTCTTGAGTTAGGATTGCTGAAACTTTTAAAAGAAAGAATAGATCTTTTTTCTATAGAATATTATACTACAAAAGATGATCCTGGAAAACTATTTACTGATACTACTAATATATTATTTGTAGACTATCGATCTATAATAACTAACCCAGAAGAGACAATTCAAAAACTAGAAGAGTTTTATGGTAGATCAATGCCAAGCCCATCTATAAACTTTTATAAAACTTATCTTAGATATAATGAAGATTTAGCAAGTGTGTTTATTCCTTCACTAAACTGGAAAACAGGAGACTTTAAATGGACATAGTATATTACCCAAATGAGATCCTCACTACAAAAGTTGCTGAGGTAGATATCACTAATCCTGGATTTGATCCTAAAGAGATCAAAGCTATAATGATTGATACAATGCTGAGTAACAACGGGATTGGACTTAGCGCCAACCAAGTTGATTTGAATCATCAACTATTTGTTATGGGAGCAGATCCAAAGAACGCAGAGCTTTGTATCAACCCTACAGTATTACAACACACTGAGGATACTGTATTAGAAGACGAAGGATGCTTGAGCTTCCCTGGCATATTTGTTCAAGTCAAACGCCCTAGAGAAATCCTAGTAGAATATACAGATGAGAATATGGAGCAACGACGACAACACCTAACAGGATATGCTGTCAAAGTATTCTTACACGAGTGGGATCACCTACAAGGAGTATGCTTCAAGGATCGTGTGTCACCACTAAAATGGAAAATGGCTTCCAAAAAAGCGAGTAAGAGAAATGGAAAGTAAATATTCTAAATGGTATTTTGAGTTGATGACATCACGTCCAGTTCGAGAAGATACTTATTTAGAAAAGCATCATATAATTCCCAAATGTGTAGGAGGTTCTGATGATGAAGAAAATCTTATTCTTTTAACACCTAGAGAACATTTTATTGCACACTTATTGCTAACTAAAATGTATGAAGGAGAAGCAAGGCACAAACTGCTATACGCATTCAATATGATGTTTGTTAGAAGTAGCAAGAATAGATTGCGTGGCAACTTCAATTCAAAGTTATATGAATCTATTCGTAAAGAAGCACATCAACATTTTGGAAAGCACGGGAGAAAAGGTAGGCCCGCTTGGAATAGAGGAATGACTCGATCTCAAGCGGTAAAGGATGCTGTGAGTAAAGCCAATAAAGGCAGGACTGCTTGGAATAAAGGAGTGCCTCGAACTGAAGAGGACAAGGCTAAGATGCGAGCCGGTTGGGCTAAAAAATTGGGGAAGTAACGTGGATGTGGATATAGATTTTGCTGATAGAAATTTATTATTAGATATAATTCCTCACCGTGCAGCAACACTAGAGAACGGAGCTAAACACAATACAGGAATATATGGAACTGCTATCCCGTGGAATCCGTTAACTGGACAAGCTACGATAAACTATAAGCAGGCAGAAGAGAGAGGCTATTTCAAAATAGACTTTCTGAATGTCAATATATACAAAGGTGTTAGAGATGAAGGACATCTAGATGAGTTGATGAATACAGAGCCAGAGTGGGAGTTGCTACAGCACGACGAATTTGTAAATCAAGTATTTCACTTGAGCGGGCACGGACCGTTATGTCGTAAGCTACAACCTACTAGCGTCGAAGAACTCGCAATGGTCCTAGCTATCATACGTCCATCCAAAAGGTATCTAGCGGATCAAGGCTGGGACGCTATACGCCGAGAAGTATGGAAGCCTCCATACAATGGAGACTATTACTTCAAGAAAGCTCATGCCTTTTCTTACGCAATTGCTACAGTCGTTCATATGAATTTACTCTGTGAGCAAATTATTTCGGACGACGAACTAACTGCACATTCTTCCTCTTGACTCTCTTTAGTGTTAGGTTGTGCAGATTAACTGTTGGGCCTAGCACTATATTGACATCTTTGCTGTTCATATTTCTCAAACAGTATCTAATAGGCTCAACATCTTTGCTTAGGAATATTGTAATAGGTATTAACCTATTTGATTCCATCCACCATGTTTGTCCTATCTCTAGTAGATATTGTTTGTCCTCAGTAGTCTTAAGCATAGAGTAATCTAATATTGTTGTAATATTATTATCTTGATTTACAACAATACCAACGTATTCTTTTCCGCCGTATGTGATTACACTGATAAATGGGTAGTTTTCTTCTATTTGGTTTCGTAACATTAATCTATTTTTATTCCATATAAATAATATTATGCAGTTAATACCACGTTATTTAGTAGATAATATTATTACGATAGTAGGTAGTGAGCAAGGCCTTTCTACGGAGATGATGCCAGTGTATACACGACAGATCAAAGTCTATAAAGGAATAGACAATACAATACAATTTAGATTATTGAACGCCGATCACAAACCCATAAACATTGATTTATATAAAATAATGTTTGTAGCATTTGATGACAATGGTAGAAAAGTAATTGAAAGAGAGTGCCATCCATACGCACCAACAGATAGTACAGTTCATCGAGGCAAGTTTCAAACAACAATTACAGAAAATGATTTATACAACTTGCCAAAGCAAATGATGAGATATAACATTTATCTAATAGATGAGGAGAACCGTCGTCACATAACTTATGTAGATAGTCACTTTGACAATAATGCTACAATAGTTGTTGATGACTATGCCTTTCCTCCAGCCAAGCCTGCCGGAGTGGCGACGGTATTTACTCCAGATAATAATTTCTGGTACAGTGAATATCTATCTGCTCAACCAGCCCTAAATGGATCTGAGGCGTTACACACTGTGGCAGTATATACCACAGGATACGCAGGCACTGTAACTGTGCAGGCTACACTTGAGAACACACTGTCCTCACCAACATGGGGAGACTTGTTTGACATAACACTGGACGGAACAGAAACAGAACCAGTAGCAAAGAACTTCAACGGAGTATTTTCATTCTTGCGTGTGAAGTTTGATAATGACCCAGTAGATAAGATAAAAAAGATTCTCATCCGAGATTGACTTTTGTAAATAATCATGCTATAATGAAAGTATGAGCCTATTATCTGATACTGTATGGGCACACCTTCCATACAAGAGAAAACAAACGCCTAGTGGCTGGACCGCATTCAACTCTGTATGTTGTCATCATCGAGGACACAAAGCAGATAACAGAGGGCGCTCTGGCATCATTATATCCAACGAAGTAATCAGCTACTCTTGCTTTAACTGTGGCTACAAGGCATCTTGGCAGCCTGGACGCAACCTCACGGCTAAAATGAAGCAGTTACTAGAGTGGTTATCAGTTCCTTCTGATTTGATTACACGGATCTCATTTGACATAATGCGTGTCAATCAAGACATAGAGCACATACAATATGTCTCACATCGTCCTCAGTTTGATCCTGTTAGACTTCCTGTTGGTTCTCAACTAATGACTGAGACACAAAACGAAGCAGTTGTTCCTGTATTAGAATATATGGCTAGTAGAAACTTGCTTATGTCTGATACAAACTTCTACTGGAGTCCTGAGCTAGGTATGAAGAATAGATTTATTATTCCCTTCTACTATGGCGGAGAATGTGTTGGCTATACAGCTCGTACCTACAAGACTGAAGGGAGCATAGCAAAGTATCTAACATACTCGCAGCCAGGATTCGTATATGGTATGGATGCTCAACCATATGATAGGCCTTACGCTATCGTGTGTGAGGGCCCGCTAGACGCTCTTCTCATCAATGGGTTAGCAGTATTAGGTAGTGACATAAACCCGCAGCAGGCGCTTCTTATAAACTCTCTGAATAAGAATATCATCGTAGTACCTGACAGAGATAAAGCAGGAGCAAAGATGATTGAGGCAGCATTGGAGAATGAATGGATGGTAAGTATGCCTCCTTGGCGTAATGAAATAAATGACATAAGCGATGCAGTAGCTAAATACGGTAGAACACTAACTCTTTACAGTATAATGAAATACAAAGAGAGGACCAGTCTAAAAATAAAATTGAGAATGAAAAGATGGATAAAATAAAAGATGCTTTCCGTAAGCTCTGGGAAATTATTTCTTTTCCATTTGTATGGGTAAAAGAAGAAATTGAATTTAGAAAACGATTAAAGAAATTGAGAGAACAAGACCCTTTTATTTATGAGTAAGTATGATTACTTGGGGCGTCAGCGCAAACAGTCATAACGCATCGCTAACAGCATTCGATGGAGATAAAATTGTATTCTCTAGTCACTCAGAACGATTTAGTAGAATAAAAAACGATCCACATCTAAACAGTAAAATTATAAACTATGCTCTACAATGGGGCTACCCTTCTGAAGTAATATGGTATGAAGATCCAATTCTAAAAAGTGTCAGGCAGCTAAAAGCGGGTCAAGGTTGGAAGTTTGGCGAGAACAATGTTGAAAAGTATATGGCAAAGTATGGCATACACTCTCCCGTGAATACAATGAGCCATCATCAGTCACATGCCGCTGCAGGATACTACACCTCAGGATTTTCAAATGCTACAGTTATAGTAATAGATTCTATTGGAGAATTTGAGACTCTAACTGTATGGGAAGGCACTGGACAGAACCTACATCAAATATTCTCACAAGGATATCCACACTCAATTGGTTTATGGTATAGTGCTATGACGCAACGACTAGGACTAAAGCCAAATGAGGAAGAATATATACTGATGGGAATGGCAGCATTTGGTGATAGCAATAAATATTTTGACGAGATACTAGATACATTTTTTGACTTGACGCCATCTGCTATAGATAATATATTTGGCAAGATACCAACTATAAAGCTAAAGCATAATCTACATCGAGGATGCTTATGGTGGAAGCCAGATATGATAGCACACGAATTTGGTGGTCCAACTTTTTGGGCATATGATGTGGCAGCAGCAACACAACGAGTCTATGAGATGTTACTTGAGACAATCTCTAGAGAAGTAAAGAGTCGAACTACTAGCAATAACCTAGTCCTTATGGGCGGGTGTGCTTTGAATTGTAGTGCTAATACTAATATATACAGTATGTGGGATAATGTATGGATTATGCCTGATCCAGGTGACTCCGGTTCATCAATTGGATCTGTATTAGCATATAGGGGCAGACATATAGACTGGCCCGGTCCATACTTAGGATATGAAATAGAAGGAACACTAAATTATGACAGAATCATCTCAGAACTTGAATCCATCGGACTCTGCGGAATTGCAAGAGGACATGCAGAGATTGGTCCTCGTGCCCTCGGCAATCGCTCTCTTATTGCTGATCCTCGGGATCCAAATTGCAAGCGTAGGGTTAACCATATTAAACAGCGGCAAGAGTTCAGACCCTTCGCCCCCGCAATCCTCGCTGAATATGCCGATGAATATTTCGACGGCCCAACAGGACCATATATGCAATACACTCCGAAGTGTCGAGAGCCAGAACGTTTCCCAGGCATTGTACACACTGATGGAACCTCAAGAGTCCAAACAGTTACAAGAGAGGATAACCCTAGCTTTAGAGAATTGTTAGAACTATGGTATGACAAGACAGGCTGTCCTATGTTGCTAAACACTAGCCTAAATATAAAAGGACAGCCTATGGTAAATGACTTAGGAGACGCACGTGACTTTGAAAAGAAATACGGAGCAAAAGTATTCTAATGAGCAGACAGAACACAGACTATGGATATGATATACAACGTGTATATCTTGAGATGTTTCTAACAGATGCTGAATCGTTTATTAGGTGTCAAGGTGTATTTGAGCCAAAGACATTTGATAAGAGATTACAATCAGCAGCAAAGTTTCTAGCAGACTATGTAGCAGAGCATAACGCAATACCTACACGGGATATGGTGAATGGTGCGTGTGGTACAGAGCTACGAGATCCTGGCCCAATGAAGACAGAGCATTATGATTGGCTACTAGCAGAGTTTGAAACTTTCAGCAGACACAAAGCACTTGAGGAAGCTATTCTCAAGTCAGCAGACTTACTAGAGAAAGGCGAGTATGGCCCAGTAGAGGATCTAGTAAAGAACGCAGTGCAGATAGGATTACAAAAAGATTTAGGAACTAACTACTGGGCAGATCCTAGAGGCAGACTAGAGTGGATCAAAAGTAGGAACGGACAAGTAAGCACAGGCTGGACAACACTGGATCAGAAACTATTTGGTGGATTCAACAGAGGAGAACTGAATATATTTGCTGGAGGCTCTGGCGCAGGTAAAAGTTTATTCCTGGCTAACTTAGGAGTCAATTGGGCAAAGGAAGGATTGAATGTAGTTTATCTAACATTTGAGCTTTCAGAACAGATTGTTAGTATGAGACTTGACTCTATGGTTACAGAGATACCTTCTCGAGAAATATTTAAGAGTATAGATGATGTAGAGATGAAGGTAAAGATTATAGGAAAAAAGTCTGGCGCATTCCAAGTAAAGTATATGCCATCAGGTAAAACAGCAAACGATATTAGAGCATACATAAAAGAATTAGAAATCAAAACAGATAGAAAAATAGATGTATTGCTTGTAGATTATTTAGATTTGATGATGCCTATTGGCAAACGCATCTCGGCTGAGAACTTATTTGTAAAAGACAAATATGTATCTGAAGAGTTGCGTAATTTAGCTATGGAAACAAACACACTATTTGTAACAGCATCTCAGTTGAATAGAGCCTCTGTAGAAGAGATAGAATTCGATCATAGTCATATCTCAGGAGGATTATCTAAAATACAAACAGCAGATAATGTAATAGGTATCTTTACTTCTAGAGCTATGCGGGAACGAGGACGATATCAAATCCAGCTAATGAAAACTAGAAACTCCTCAGGAGTAAATGCTAAAATAGATTTAGATTTTAATATTGATACACTACGCATAACAGACTCAGAGGATGAGGAAGGTGTAACTGTTACATCTAACACAAGTGCTCAGTCTATATTGAGCAAGGTAAAGAGAAACGGATCAGCACCTACAAGTCCAGATGAAGTACCCGACGAACCTAAAATGAAAATCACAGCTAAAACAGATAGCACTAAACTTCGAGATTTTCTAAACAACCTTAAAACGTCTGAGGAAGACTAGCAACTAATAAGTAAAATAAAAGGAGAACTATGTCATGTGGATGCGGGCGCTCGCCAGACTTTTGTAGAGGATGGCACGCTCTTACAGAAGAAGAATGGCAAGAAGAACTTGCTAAGTTTCGTATTGAGGAACAACAGGAAGCAAAATCAAACACAAAGTATCACGAAGTCACTGTACTAGAAGTACATCATACAACACCATCACTATTTAAGATTAGAACAACAAAGCCAGAAGGTTACGCATTCAAGCCAGGTGAGTTTACAATGATTGGGCTACCTGACAGTATAAAGCGAGCTTATTCTTTTACATCAGCACCTAGTGATGACTACCTAGAGTTTTATTCTATCAAAGCACCTAACGGAGAACTTACATCATTATTGAAGTATGTTTTACCTGGCGACACAATGCATGTTGGTAAAAAAGCCAAAGGCACTTTGCTTGCAGAAAACTTTACACCTAAAGAATCTGAACGAGTATGGCTACTAGCTACAGGAACAGGTATTGCTCCATTTATGTCTATACTTAGAAGTAGGCAACTTAAAACTATGTTTGAAAGAAAAACATATGTAATGTGGAGTGTTCGTAAAAAAGAAGACTTACTAGCATATGACGAGGAGCTAACTAGAAATTCGTTTATTCATTATATGCCAATCGTTACACAAGATGCTGAACACTTTGGCTGGACTAAGCGCATTCAAGAATATTTGTTAGATCCTGCTACACACGGACTGACTATGATTCCAGAACTAGATCCTATAAAGGACAGAGTTATGTTATGCGGCTCTATGGAGTTCAACGAAGACTTGCGTGAGATACTAGAAGAGCGTGGGTTTGTAGAAGGAAGTAATCAACAACAAGGAACCTACGTTCTAGAGAAAGCATTCGTAGGATAAATAATTGATAGGATTTTTTATGGAAACAAGATTGAAATGGTGGGCAATGTTTTGCTCGTCGATAGTAATGTTATTTTTATGTTGGCAGTTTGGATTTCTTACAACACTTTATAATACAGATGTAACATATATTAGTTGGTTGATTATTGGACTATACATCGTATTGAGTTTGAGAGCTGGTTGGAAGATCCATATGTTCGACATTACAAACGATAAGCAATCTAGCTCACGCCCAGAATGGTATATGAGTGAAATGCTGCTAAGCCTAGGAATGGTAGGAACTGTTATAGGCTTTATCTATATGCTCAGCACAATGTTCACAGACATTAATGTTCAAGACATTAATAGCGTTCAATATGCATTGGGACAAATGGCAACTGGTATGGGGACGGCATTATGGACAACACTAACGGGCCTTATCTGTAGCATCTTGCTAAAGTTGCAATTAGTGTATATGGACGAGTTTGTGAAATATGAAAAATAAGTATATAAGCACTCTCGCCCTTACGGATTTATTATTCAATCTAATTTTAGGATTTGTATTCCTTTTCCTTATTAGCTTTTTATTGATTAACAAACCAGAGAAGACTGCTGACGTAGAAAAGAAAGCAGAGATGATAGTCATAATGCATTGGGAAGACATGCATGAAGCTGACATTGATCTCTGGGTACAAACGCCTCATGGAACGGTGAACTTTGTTCAACCAACTAGAGGCAATGTGTTCTTAGACAAAGATGATTTAGGAACACGAAATGATTGGTATTGGAAACCAAACGGTGAATTGGAAGTTGTTCGTATCAACCGAGAAGTTGTTACCTTTAGAGCATTAGAAGTAGGAGACTACACAATCAATGCTCATTATTATTCTTCAGCTCCAGCAGTATTTCCAAAGCAGTTAGTAGAAGAAGGTTGGCTCAAAGAGAATCCATCTATGCGAGGTCCTGCCAATGTTACTGTTGAGGTTATAAGGTTGAATCCTTTCTATATTGTGCATACAAGCTCGCATATTTTAGAAGAAAAAGGAGCCCAAAAAACTTTTATCAATTTTGAACTTGATGATCTAGGAGTAGTTAGAAACATTAACTATCTACCAAAGAATTTGATTCGGGGTAAAGTACCTGGACAAGAATATCATCTATCAGATGTACCTGATGAAGTTGATGAAGGATTACAACGAGCATTGAGGCAACAGACAGCACCGGGCCCAAGCCCAACAACACCAAGTCCATCACCACCATCATCAAACTGACCGGAGAGATACATGACACTTTTAATGATATTTGGCTTCTTAGCCGCAGCTTTGTTTGTATATGCTATTATCCAAAGTAGAGCAACACTACATCAATATTATATTATTCCTACAGCACTAGCTACAGTAATTGGTATTGTATTCTTTTATAATACTGTATTAGGATATCCAACTACTGCACTGAATAGTAAAGAGTTTGAATATCTCTCATATCATACTGATGGTGAAACTATTTGGATTTGGGTAAAGCACGATGACGAGGATGAACCACGCTCATATGCTAAACCCTATACAGAGCAAACTCAAGCTGAACTTGAAGCAGGAGACGCTTCTAGAGAGCAAGGAAAAACTGTTAGAGGTGAGTTTATGGAAGAAGAGGCTCTTGAGGAGAACGATGGATCATTTGTTTTAGGTTCTTCTAAGTCTGCTGGCGGAGCATTGGAACTATATGATTTAGATCCTGCTAAGTATTTGCCGCAAAAAAATCCACAAGCAAATAATCCTCCAGCAGTAGTTATGGAAGCTATGAGACAAGGTGTTACACCAACTACAACATCTATGGGCGGACCTTAGCCATAGCACTATAGGATAGTAATCTACGATCTCTATTAGTAGATACTATTCTATATATTGTTTCCGGTGGAATAGCAATAGCATAACCTAGCTTTAATCTAACTGACATTAAATCTTTTATTTCAAATACAGTAGTAGCAGATATTGACACCCATATATTATATTGAACTTTACTTTGTCGATCTACATGGATTTTATGATTATGAAAATTTGTTCCAGTATTTTTATAATATAAAAGTTGCCTAATAGGAGTTGTCCATTCTACTACTTTTTTAGGATATGATGTTGGCTTTCTAAACAACCCCCAGTTATAATAATTTAGAAGAGATTGTGTATTGAGACATGATTGAGTTACTAGATAGCCTTCGTCAAACCAATTACACCCTGACATCCATATACAAGGGGTAAGGACATCATTTGGGTAATTATGTTTGCGTAACCAAGTTTTATTTTTGTCTTTAAATACTCGATAAATTTGTATCATATAACTTACTACACGAACATTATATAAGTTTAGTTTTTATACAACCAGCATTTATGACACCAAACAACGCTACGGAATACACCGTAAATAACGATTCTTTTTTTAACAGTCGTTTAGACATAGATAAATATCTAAAAAGGAATAGGATGGAACCAATTGGAATTGCGATGCTATTGATAGCATTTTTTGTGCTAGGCACATCAATATAACACATAAGGAAACACATGGTAAGAGTTATAATAATTTCATTATTGTTAACTTCTTGCTATACAATAACAGCAAGTGAATGCAATGCTCGTCATTTCTTTGACGAAAAGGCTAGAAGCCAATGTATGGCATTTGTTCAATAAAAAAATATTTTATACTAGTATTATTTATAAGTATAATACAATCATCTTGTAGTGCATTTATAAATTGCGAAGCTAGGCATTTCTGGGATAGAAAATACAACGACGGAATTGCCTATAATAAATGCGTTGCATATAGGAGTAAGGAGAAGGATAGATGGTACGATCGTATATTTGGATTTTAGCGGCATTTGTATTAATGGGAATGTCTGACGGAGAAAGACGAGCAGAGCAAGTTCGCATTAAAGAAATGATGGCACTGTCACAAGTATATAATAAACAACCTAGTCCAGTTGGAAATCGTAGAGCATTGAGGATTCAGCGTAATAGGTATAGAAACAATCTGCCTCCTATCTTTCCCAAAACAATTTACAGAGAACCACAGCGTCCTCCACAACCTAATTCATATGTCAGGTTCTATGGCGGCATCCCCCGCGGCTAACTAATAAAGGATTTATGGCAAAACCTTGCCCACTATGTGCAAGTACAAATACTGAAGAAATTGATTTTGTATCTCGCAAGAGATTGAACGATGCTTATATAGCAGAGTATGGTATAGACATTATGGATGATGTCAAAACAGATATGCCACTAGCTAGATGTAACGATTGTGATTTACGCTACTTCTATCCGGCATACCCCGGTGGGCAATCCTTCTATGACAAGCTACAGCAGTTTGAATGGTATTACAAAGAAGAGAAGTATGAATATCACTATGTAAGCAAAATGTTCAAGGGCACAGGTTCTGTGCTTGAGATTGGTTGTGGCACAGGTGAATTCAGCTCTCACATTCCTATGCAATTATATAGAGGATTAGAGTTCTCTGAGGTAGCAGTACAAAAAGGAATTGCTAAAGGTAGGAACATCTCATCAGAAACTATTGAGGTACACGCTCAGCAGAATCGTGAGAAATATGATGTAGTTTGTTCGTTTCAAGTATTAGAGCATGTTGTAGATCCACAGTCGTTTATTGCAGCATGCCTAGCTTGTCTAAAGCCTCACGGAGTGCTTATACTAACAACACCTTCAGAAGACTCTTGGTTACAATACAAGCAGGATTTTTGCCTCAATCTGCCTCCACATCACATTACACGATGGACTGACAGATGCTTCAATAATGTAGCTAAACAATTTAATTTACGACTAGAAGACATACATCACGAACCATTGGACGACTTTCATCATCCTTGGTATCTGAATGCGTTTTTTGTGTATATGATAAACAAAAAGCTAGGCATCAAACATTCTGTATTGCGGCAGCCCAAGCATTGGATATCACATAAAATAAGTGATTGGATTGTAAAGACTATAGGAAAAGATATACCCAATGCCTTCCAAGGTTATGGGCATACAGCGGTAGCAGTATTTAGGAAATGAGAATAGTCACGTTTGGGTGTTCCCATACAGCAGGACAAGGTTTAGAAGATGTATATCCAAATACTATGGGTATATCTAAACGTGGCTGGCCCTCTAAACTAGCCGAACTAAATAATTGTGATATTCTAAATTTAGGCTTTGGCGGAGGATCTAATCTTCGTATATTTCTAGCTTATTCTTATTACGCAAAACATTTAAGAAAAGATAGAGACATAGTTCTAATACTATGGACATATCCACATCGTTGGACTTTTTTCAATACAGATAAAAATGTTTGGATTGATGCTTTACCACCAGATAATTTATCAAACATACATCCTAGTCGCCAAGCTGAACATAGGTATTATTATAAGAGATTATATACATCTGAAAATCAAGAAGAACGTTTATCAGATTTAGTGTCAGCAGTTAATTCAATACAAAGTATTTGGAAAACACCGTTAGCACATATAGCAGTTAAACAAGAGACATATAATTTATTCCAACTGCAAAAAATGAAAAATACTGATAGCTGGATTAAATACAACCCTATTGGTTATTGGTATGATTCCATTGGAAATTTTGATTTGAATATGCCTATTAGAGGCTTAGACAATTTACATTTATCAGAAGAGAGACAACATTATTTTGCGGAGCAAATACAACAACAATGGCTTTGGACAGTAAAACAAGAATTAGGTTGGCAATAAAGCCTACAGACGAATATACATATGTATGGGACGCCAATACGGCTGACGAAACTATATTAGAGAACGGAAGATATACACGAGTTACTACAAAAAAATATGGGAAGAAGTTATTCTCAAATGAACAAAGAATTTTAAATATGAGTATATCTACTATACTATTAGCTAAACACTATCAAGAGAATAACCAAAAATTTAATTTTAAATGTTCAGATAAAGATTATGAGTTAGCTTGCTTATATAATCCATCTATAGAATTTTACAAACAATATAGACTAACTGGCTAAACCATTTGCTATGTCTTTGCGTGAGATAGAATACGCTCCCATTGTATCCCTACCATATTGTGTCCAGTCAACTTTTTGCCAAGGCTCTACTGGTCCACGAACATATATAAATGAATTAGGATTAGTTACTGCTATCTCTTGAGGATCTGTAATAATCTGTCCAGCACGTCTGCCTTTACGCCTAAACGCAAAATCAGCTTCTTGAGGATTTCTTGTAAATGAATACTCTTTAGGTATTTCGTTTTGAACCTCTGCTTCTCGCTCGCCTCTAGTCCATAGTTGAGCAACTGCAGGTACGGAGTATCCTTTTGCTCCTTCTGAGCCATCACCTTCGGAAGGCAAGTAAAACGCATTCTTTGGTAAGTTGTATTGATCTACCAAACGAAACTCTTTGCTCATACGATTCTGTACAGATGGACGACGAAAAGTTATTGGAACTATTTGTGCGATATGATCTGCAAATGTAGCTGCCTTATTAAAGAAAGCTACTGCTAAATTAGAGTTAACACCAAACGGAGGATTCATAATAACAGTCTTACCAGGCTCGTAATTGTGATTAGACTTAAGGAAGTCTGCTTGTTGTATGTCATCACGCTGAGGATCTAAATCATACATCTGTATGCCTGGAAAATGTTTGGCTAAATCACCATTACCAGCAGATGGTTCTATCATAGTAGATGGCTTTGGGTCTAACCCAGACAATGTCTTTTTTACAAAGGCAGCAAAGTTTTGTGCTACAGCAGGACGAGTAAAAAACTGATCTTTCTCTGTCCCTGCAATCTCTTTACGCTGTCGTTGTGACAGCTCTGTTAATTCATAATATCTCATTTATTTTTTTCATCCTCTAAGTCTCATAGTTTAGTTATTCCCAATCATCATCCGGGAAGTTTATCTTGATAGAATGATTATCTGGATCACTTCCTGCCATAACTGCTTGAGCATGGAAGGCTAACGCATCTCCCCATTCCTGCCAGTTACCTGGATCGAATTGCTTTAGCTTGAATGTTCTAATAGTTTTAGCTTTGCCGTATTTTTTCATATGAGGTTTAGATACTTTCTCAGGACCTAATACAGTAATTTTTTTAGTATCTATTTTTATAAACCCGCCATCAGACGTAGTCATTGAGATTTCGTCTGGTAGCTTTTTAGCGTTCTTTTCAGCATCTAAATTTACTTTGAGTTTGTCCAATGCCATAGACAGAGCTGTATCCATTTTGACATTTAGCTTGTCCGAGTATTCTGATTCATATGACTGTACCATATGGCGAACTGCTTGTGCCATTTTGAATGCTTCTGACTTCATAGTAATGCCAGCTTTGTGCTTGAGCCACTCACGAACCATGATAGACACCTTAGCATCATTTGCCTCTAGTGAAGCGTTTAAACGCTCGTAGCCCTTGTTATCGTGTGAGTCAATTACTTTGTAGCCCGTAGGATCTAATGCTACTGCTTGCATGGGTTCTGATGGATGTATAATAGATTGTCCTGCTCTGTCAATAATAGTTGAATAACCTAGCTCAATAAGAATTAGTGTCCAACGATTAGTAGGCGCATCAGCTTTGATATTATCTTTAATATCAAATCTTACAGTATGATCCGTGCGGTTTGCTCGAGCAGTTTTATCCTGCATCATCTTTATCAGCTCTTCTTCGTATTCTGGTTTGAATGATGTAGCTAACTGGGACGTGAGACAGAAGTAAGTATATCGAGACATATTCCAAAAACGCCCGCCTGGAGTCTTTACTCTTGCTCCATCATTTGCTGCAGCTAATATAGACTTGGCTGCCTCCCAGCCTACTGCTTCTGACATACGATTTTTCTGAACGAAAAAGTCTTCAATCATTCGTGCTAGTTTATCATAATCCTGATCCCACATCCTAGAGTTATATGTCTTCAAATCCATAGCACGATTCATATCAACCTGTAATATACCAACCTGTGGTTGCTCACCAGCAAACGGTACATCTAAGATGCGTTTCCTAGGATTATAATAAGACTTCCACGCTTCTTTTAGTGGATACAAATAAATGCCATTTGGAGTATTGTAGCGTGACTTTGGATTGATGCCAACCTTAAAACCAGATATGTTCTTTCCGCCTTTAGGTTGTAAGTCGCCCATATCCATTACATATGAAATGAATATGTCTTCTCGATCCTTATACTGTTCTAGTTTATCAGTAAGAGGCACTCGAGGATTTAGTTCTTTACCTGTTTTATCCGAAATAGGATTTCTTCTCGCTTCTGATATTTCGTAGTATCTCATAATGTATTATTTATATAAATAGCATAAAGGATAGACATGAATAAAGTATGTATATTATTATTTATTGTCGTAGTATTGGCGGGATGTTCCAGTAAAACTGCAGACTGTGGATTTTTTGTATTAGAGAAGGACCTTGCTAACTGCGAGCGAGTAAAGTCAAATCCTGGATCAGGAATGAGGTTCTAAATGATGTTACCTAGAATAATCGCGTTTTTATGTTATGCAGCTATCATAACAGCAATACTCATATTAGTAACAGCTTGCTCACCATCAGGACATTCTAACTCAGCTCGTCCCAATTGGCAGCAGTCTTCCGTTACTAATAAATCGTGTAACTCTAACCCAAGAGGTGACGGCGGCGCTACATATGGATTTCCACAACGATGGTTTGGTGGTTGCTAATCAACCGGACAATCCTGCATACCAATATCTTCGAATGCCAAGCAGTTGATTTGATGACGAATCTCCGCGCCATATGCATCAGCTATTCCAATCAAATCTTCTAACCATATATAACCAGCCATGAACCAAATCATGAATATACTCCATAACAGTATTCGTCTCCAACGACGATAGTTTGGTGGTGTCACAACTCCCTCCCTCTTATAGTGTGGTGATAATTCAGGCAACCAATCAGTACCCCCATTTCTCACATGCCAATGCTCTCCGGGTAGATGTGGATTACGATCTGGATCTGACATATCCTCCCCCGAACGAGTGTAGCGAGCCAACGGCTGAAAGCCGGTTTTGCGGTGATAGCATTATCCTACTTCAAAATGGATTCCAATATTCGTCCCATTTAT